ATGGAATTCGATACCTGCGTAACAACAGGTTCGTCTGGAAGCAAGGGTCGTTGGGGTTCGGGTGGTTCTGCTGTTAGCGTAAGCGCAATGGAATTCATCGAGCAGGAATACGCTGCTGCAGGGTACAAGGTACCACAGATCGTGTTCTGGAACTTGAACGGTCGCGCCGGAAACAGCCCTGTGACCTATAACAAGGTCGGTGCAGCATTGGTATCTGGCTTCTCGCCAAGCATTGTTAAGTCAGTGTTGGGTGGTGAAGAAATGACACCGATCAGCATCATGTTGAAGACCGTGATGGTCGAGCGTTACGATTTCTGAGGAATCGTAATACAGAAAGGGCAAATTCTGCCCTTTCTGTTTGACTTAGATGATAAATATTTGTATGTCTATAAATTTATTATAGAATACTATAGGAGATTTTGATATGAAGAAGGTATTACTCGCATTGTCAGTATTGTTGGCAGTTGGCGGACTCGCAGCATGTGATCAATTTAACAATTCACCAGAACAACAAGCATTTAAGGCTTTTGTTGCAAAGTGCAAAGCTGATCCATCCACAGCAGATTGCAAGGCCGTAAAAGAGAAGTCTGGTCCAAACTAAAAATTAGTGCGGGTTTAGCTCAGTTGGTAGAGCGCCACCTTGCCAAGGTGATTGTCGAGAGTTCGAACCTCTTAACCCGCTCCAATCAAACAAAAAGGGCCCTAAGGGCCCTTTTTCACGATTAGATATTTTAACAATAGGGTCCGTTATCGTGGTGGTGATGATTATCATGATGGCATTGACCGTCCTGATCATATACTTTCCAACTATGACATGCTGCTGCAATTCCGGCTTCGATAGCATCTTCTAACCTATCAAATTCTCTTTCAATCATTTGAAATTGTCCACCTATATAGTGAAACATTCTTGTTGTAAATTTTTCTTTCTTATCGTCCATGATGCTCTTCCTTTCTAAAATATTTTAGCCATACATCGCGTGTATGATCTGTATATTCGGTTAATTTTCTCTGATTTGATTCAACATTATGTTGTGGTGAATAATGAGTAAGTAATAATGCACTATAAATTTCATCACAATATTGAGCTCTTGCAGAATAAGTTTCGTCTAGCCAAGGAATTTCCATAGAACCTACCAACGGCACGCCTTGACTAATTATATCAGCGCCGACGATATTAAATGTTTCACTAAATGAGACCTGTAATCCAATATCCATTTTCCCACACAATTTTAAGAATTCATCCCTCGGAGTCCATTCATTAGAAATGAGACGATGTCCACGATCATATAGTTGTTGAAATAAAGAACGAAGATTATTCATAACCGGCTCCCCCTTCATTTCCACACGACCCACATTGATATGAAAATGTAATTCTTTATCAAGGGATTCGGCAAATCTTATAGCAGCGATTGCCTGAACAACATGATTTTTTAATGGACGAACAGCGCCAAAACATCCAATATTAATGTGTTTCTTATTTACCTGATATTCTTTTACCTCATATTTTTGCGGATAATAATTAGGTAGATAAAATATCTTTTCATGAACTTGTTCGTGTGTCCATTGTTCTTTAATTTGTAAATAGGTACGAACTTCTTCTAACATTCTAGGTGCATTTACACCAATGAAAATATTTGAATAACATGCATAATCACCTAGCCAATCTAATGCCATCCCCTCGCCGGCAAGGAAAGGCATCTCTGAATGAAGACGAATAATCCACTTAACACCTGGATGTAATTTTGTTAGAACGGTAAATTTACTAGGTACTACCCATAACGCTTCAATTATCACATGAGTTGGTTTATGTTCTGTTACAAATTTATCTATACAATTGTTATCTATAGCAACTTCTAGCCGTGCATCAACACCATGCTCTATAAGCATATCAGACATGAATGAGGCAGAATTAAAGAGACCTGTACTTAGACCTTTGGAATTATGTTTTTCAAGGTCGTAATCTTCACGTCGTTTTAGTATAAACAATACTATTGGTTTTTTCATAGCTGTAGTCTTTCAGGAGGGTTATCAGCTATTTATAGAGTGTTAGGTGTATATCTGCATTTAATACGACAAATAGATATATTGATAAATATACTTTTATTTTGGGAAATAATATGAAGAGATTTTTACTAGCCACATTAATATTAACAGGTGTATCGGCATTCGCTGGTGATCTTCCGGATCCGAAACTTACACCGGGTGTAATAAATCCTAATGTAACTCAAGAAAATATAAAGGACACAATTTGTAAGGATGGCTGGACAAAAACTATCCGCCCACCAGCAAGTTATACCAACAAATTAAAGAGAAATCAAATGGTAGCATTAGGTCTGCCGGGCAAGGCAAGTGACTATGAAGAGGATCACTTAATTAGCCTAGAATTAGGCGGTAATCCAACAAATCCGCAGAATCTCTGGCCACAATTATGGAATGGTACCTGGGGTGCTCATAAGAAAGATGTAATTGAAACACGTCTTAAGACATTGGTATGTGCTGGTCAGGTAACGTTGGCCGATGCCCAGCACGATGTTGCTACAGACTGGATTGCAGCATATCAAAAATATGTTCCGGTAAAGAAATCTCGTTGATCTATCTTAGGTAACTTGTTATAATAGACTACTAAATAAACAAATGCCCTTTTAGCAGAGTGGTAATGCGCCTCACTTGTAATGAGGATATCGGGAGTTCGATTCTCTCAAAGGGCACCAAAAATAACTAGGAAACATAATGTCAACACTTAGAATTGATTCAAATGAGTCTTTTGCAACTGAAGTCACCATTCGTGAGAGTGATGAATATACAAAAGATGCATATGTGAAATTTACACGTTATTACATACCGGAAGAAGTTCGTGGTTGTAGTGAAATGTTTTTGTCACCGACACAATTAGACTTGCTCGGCAGATTTTTGATTAGGCAGGCTAGTGAAATTGCTTTAGCACAAGCCGACCGCGAACATATGAAGAGTATTTCGAAATACGGAAAAGCTGAGTATCATCGATAATATTAGGATTATTGCGGGATTGGCATATTGGTTGTGTCCTAGCCTTCCAAGCTAGTCAAAGGAGTTCGATTCTCCTATCCCGCTCCAAGTCATAAGAGATAAATACATTTCTAGCACATTGTTGTGCAAGGAGAAATATTATGGATCTAATTAGTGTAGCAATCGGTATTGCAGTTGGCGCAGCATTTTCACCATTCTGGATGATGGTTTGGGGTAAGATTAAGTCAGCGGTTACGAAGACACCACCTGCAGCGTAAGAATTTGGGAGCATAGTTTAGTGGTAAAACTCCGGCCTTATACCCCGGCAATTGGCGCTCGATTGGCGCACGTCCAAGGTTCGATTCCTTGTGCTCCTACCATTATATAGGAATTAATATGGCATATGTAATTAAGACAGTTTCTACCAAGCCATCGGCAGAAGTTTGGTATAGTCAGAGTGGTGGTTCCGCAGTAACAACATTGTCTAATATAGTAGCATGGGATAAAGCATCGCCAGGCTATCTAGATACAACAGGCCATTCTATCACAGCAGATATGTTTGAAAACTTTATTATATTTGATACACAGATAAATGGTGATGCATGGTTAGCCGCAAAGGTGACACAACCAGATTGGGTAATACATACCGCATATTATTCTGCGCATGGTATCATCTCTGTAGAAACAATATACCCATAAAGAATAACGGAAGCGCAAACCGATTGGCGACGGTACCTGTCTTGAAAACAGCTGAGTGTTAATAGCGCCTTGGGGGTTCGACTCCGCCCGCTTCCGCCAGATTTAATAAATATATCTATATGCAAATAGATAATATTTTTGATACCTGGGGTTCCAAAATTTATGTGTCATATGACGAATTAATGTCATTTGATGCAGAAACTTTCTGGAAACCTTTATTCTATTCCCAAAATCTTCTAGTAATTAAGGATATTTCATCTTCTCTTTTATCGGATAGTGAATTTTTTAATTTAATTAGAAAATTTGGTAAACCCTGGAATTGTGATAAGTTCAAGATTCTTTATCCACAAGATAGATATAGTCGTTTATTTGGAAATAAGAAACCCGAAGATATGATAGTTTCTCATTTACGCAGTAATAATACTCCATGGGGAAATAATATATTAGGTTATCATGCAGATATACCTCTTCCACAAGAAGTAGAATACCCGTGTAGGGGTATATACATGGCCAATACACCTAATAATGATACTGGCTCAACTACTTGGTTAAATCTAGAATATGCCTGGGAACAATGTACAGAAGAAGAGAAAACTACATATAATAGTGTAGAAGTTATTATGCATGATATATTAAAAACAGATCCGGTACAGATAAGATTTCCTTTTTTAAAGACTAATCCTAAGACAGGAAAAGTCAGTCCACGATTAAACGGTTGCGGACCAGAGGGTGCGGGCGGATGGATACATCATATAGAAATAGATAGTTGCATATTAACTTTTACCGAATCAGTGGATTTTGTTGAGAAAATGTATAATTTATTAGAAAATAAGAAAGATACTTTATATAAGCATAATTGGGAAAATGGTGACATCATAATATTTAATAATTGGTTTAATGTTCATATGCGTGATGCGGTAGACGAAGATTCCAGTTGTCCTAGAGAACTTAGGCAAATTACATTTGATTTATGATTGACTATTTACAGTTCTGGTCGTATACTTGTTTAATTAGGAGTAGCTATGGCCAATTTCGATTTTGATGAATGGGTTAAGTTATATGAAGCGAATCCTTCAGAATATGAACGTAAACGAACAGAAGTTTTAACACAGGAAATTCTTAAGGCTCCGGTTGGTATTAGAAATAATTTAAGACTTTTGCAGATGCAATGTGATGTATTACATAACACATTAGATCCTATGGATGCCACTGTAGAAATGACAAAGATGATGAAAAATAAGTTGAGTGAATTAAAGACTCCACTTACACAATTGAGAGCAATCTGCGAAGATATAGCTGACTTGAAGTGATTACCCTGATTGCTGCGATAGGTCGAAACAACGAACTCGGCCTAGGAAACAAACTTCTGTGGACTATTCCAGAAGATATGAAACACTTTAAGTCCTATACAATGGGCAAGGTGATTATCATGGGCAGTAATACACTAGCATCTATTGGAAAACCTTTACCGGGTAGAAAATGTATTGTATTATCATCTAAAGGTGCTGCTGGTCTAGCTATTCCAGCACATAGTATAGAAGATATATTATCTATTGAACATTGCTATCCTGAATTGGTTGTAATAGGCGGCGCATCAGTTTATAGACAGACAATTAATCTTGCCGATAAATTAGTAATAACACATATAGATGCAGAAGCAGAAGCAGATGTTTTCTTCCCCGAAATTGACTTGACTATTTGGAAGATAAATAGTATAATTGATGGGAGCAATGAAACTTATAGATATAAGTTTGTTGAATATGTAAGGAATGAAAGCATCGGAGATATTAAACGAGAAACCAGTAGAGTCTACATGGATTGTTAATCTCATGTATAATCGCCCTAATAAGGTGTTGACAATGAGATTATCAGATGGTTCGGCATATTCAATTCCAGGCATTACACGTGGTACATTTGAGCAATGGATTAAGTCACCTTCAAAGGGTGAATTCTTTCACAATCGTATAAGAGATACATATAACATAAATAAGATACAATAAACCCGCTTAGTTCAATGGTAGAACACGACATTGACATTGTCGATACAGAGGTCCGATTCCTCTAGCAGGTACCATATACATCTCCCGTCCAGTGGACTGGCACCGAGTCTTCTAAACTTGGTTCGGAGGGTTCGAATCCTTCACGGGGGACCATTAACGAAAGCAACACATGACACATAATTTCACATTCTTCTATGAATCGAAGAGCCCGTTCTCTAACTGGTATATGAGTCCTTTCATTCATCACAATATACAATATAATTGCAGTGAGCAATATATGATGTATCAGAAAGCTCGCCTATTCAAAGATTTTGATGTGGCTGAGATGATTATGGAACAAGCACATCCACGTAAGCAGAAGTTCCTCGGCCGCCAAGTTCGTGGTTATGATGATCCAACATGGATGGCAGAATGTGAAAATATAATGGTACCTGGATTAGTTTCAAAGTTCACCCAGGATACATATTGTCTCCGGACCATGCTTGATACGGGCGATACAATTCTTGTTGAAGCTAGTCCAACTGACAAGGTTTGGGGTATTGGTCTTTCGGCAGATGATCCGCGTGCCCTCAATCAGGCCACATGGCAAGGTAAGAATTTACTTGGTAAAGTCTTAATGAAAGCACGAGATGTCATCAGAGGCTGAATTTCAGGCAGCATTAACTCTCGGAGAAATAGCAGAGGAAGCAGTCCTAGCATATCTTAAACTTAACAATAGTTTTGTTCAAGATATGAGAAAGCAAGCCCATCCAGATAATAAAGGTCCACGACTTACCGGTACAGAGGGAGAATTAGTTCTTCCAGATTTTGCAGTTTATAATAAGAATCCTAATAAGGGAAAATTTGCTATAGATGCAAAATATAAAAATTCGATATATACGGTAAAAGGTAAAGATTGTTTCACAGTTGATGATAAGTATGAGGATTATAAATTAGCAACTCAGGTGCTTGGTCTTGATTTTCTTATGATGGCATTTCTGTATAAGGATAAATTATATTTCTACAGAGATACAGACTGTATAGGAACTACACAATTTAGACCAAACGGATACGGAAATGGAAAGGCCTATCTGTTTGAATTTGATACAAGAAAGCATACATACTAAATAGTAGATGAGAAAGATAAATCTATTAGATGGTGATGTTGCTTACCTTAGACATGCCTTTCCTGTGCGAGACCTTGTATATTGGGAATTAGGTAATTTTTGTACCTATAAGTGTAGTTATTGCTCTCCGGGATTTAATTCAGGATCAAATCCTTATCAGAGTACTCAAATTATACAAGATACACTTAAAAAATTACCACCCGTATTGGTGATATTTTCTGGTGGAGAACCAACATTTCATCCTGATTTTGAAAAGATAGTTTTAGAAAAACCAGATCATGTTGTAGCTGGTGTTGTGACAAATGCATCAAGGCCATATGCATTTTGGGAACGAATAATTTCGAATCTAGATTTAGTGATTTTATCATACCATAATGAATTTGCACAATTTGATAGATTTTTTAAAGTAGCCGAATTGGTATTTAAGACACATAAAAGGGGTGGCAGGGTTAATGTAATTATGTTACCTTGGAAATGGGATGAATGTGTTTCTGTATATAATATGGTTGTTGAAGCAGGTATTCCAGTGACAGCAAAACAATTATTGAAATCATTTGGTAATGGTTGTGAAGGATCAGTAATACAGTATACTCCGGAACAAATTAATTGGTTAGCAGATGCATCTTATCCACCACATAGTGGCTCAACATTGATAAAAATATATAATAGAAATAACGAAGTAATATATAATACAAGCGCAACTGAATTATTTGTTCAAGGTCAAACTAATTTTACAGGATGGAAATGTCATATTCCGGAACAGTATCTTGTAATTGGTAGCGATGGTAAGGCGTATAATACAAGTTGTGATCAGAAACAAATCGTAGGTGATATTTATAATGGATTTACATTCCCAAATCCTCCCGTGATCTGTAGAACACCTATATGTTGGTGTTTTAGTGATATAGCAGGTAGAAAAAGTTCACCTAATTATAATGGACCTATTCCAAATGAGAAGCTATCTTAATAAAGATACCTTTTTCAAAAAGATGAAGAAGAAGCCTGAATTACAGGCAGTATTAGATAATATTTCGAATTATTCTGATAAGGATATAGATAATTTAACAGGATCTCATTTTCCGCAATGGATTAAAGATCAGTTGAAACAACTAAATAAACGTGGCGGTAAAACATCAGATGAAATCGCCCAGGACATTGCAGCAAGGATGATAGCAGCAAGTCAAAAGAAGCTGGTTTAGTATAGTGGCATTACATTGCCCTCGTAACGCAATGACGACAGTTCGATTCTGTCAACCAGCACCACACGCACCTATAGTTCAATGGACAGAATAAGTATTTCCGAAGTATTAGATACAGGTTCGATTCCTGTTAGGCGCACCAACTAAGAAGATATTATGGCATCGTATTTCACTGAAGGAAGCAGATTGAGTTTCAACGGCTTCAAAGGAACAATTATTAAGATTACTGAGACCTACAGGAAGAATGTTCTTGTGATGAAGGTTGAGGAATTTCCTGTTCGTAATCCATTTCCGGGAAAGAAAGTTGAAGCAATTGGAATTTTTGAATATCCAGATGGCACATTAGAATTCATGTCTATTATTGATTGACAATTTTAGACAATATCTGTATAGTTTTGACACGGTATAAACCGTGATAAGTAATACCCTATATGAGGAGATATTACTATGCAGGTTGAGATTTATGGAACACAAACATGCGGATATTGCAAGATGGCAGTTTCTCTTTGTGAGGATAATGCTATTCAATATAATTATGTTGATGTTGGAAATAAAGAGAATTTACAAAGTTTGACAGAGAGAATGGGTGCCAGACCACGTACTGTTCCACAAATTTTTCTAGACGGAACATATTTGCCTGGCGGATTTAATGGACTTAAACAGGAATTAGCTAAAAACTAATAGGAAAGGTTATGCCGAGAAGATCAACGTACGACGAAGAAGACTTCGATTACGATGACGAAGAATACGAAGACCACAAAGGTCCGCGTAAATTCAAGAAAGATGAGAAGCAATACGATAAGCGTAGAAAATGGGAGCGCGAAAGTGATTATGATCGCGACCATGATTACGATGAACGTAGATAAATAGCATACTGGATGATTAATTGCTCGGGCGAGCAAGCCTGCCTCGAAAACAGGTCGTGTGATGATGAATCGCATGGGGATCGAGACCTCAGTCATCCGCCAAGGATAACATGAGATTTGATGAAATTGATCTATTAGGTAAACCTACACCTTCTTTCGATGAGATTCGAAAGAAGCACAATGTTTCCTACAAGAGATTAATGATTCAACTCTCAAAAGGTATCAAGGTAGAACTTGAGCATATAGATGATCTTGCCGTAGCAAGAGAAATTGCACTTGATCATCTGAACGAATTTCCAGATTATTACGATCGATTGGAAAAAGTTGAAAAGAAATAACTCGCTATAGTACAGTGGAAAGTATAGGGGTTTCCTAAACCTTAGACGTAGGTTCGATTCCTACTAGCGGGATCAAAACTACAAAATGGAAACAACAGTACCACTTCGTGAGATAAAGGTGAGAATTAGGGATAGTTCTCGTCTTGAATCCTACCTTAGGAGCTATGGTTTCAGGGACTATACACTTGACTATATCGATGGCAAGAATGTTGTATTGGTATTTGAGCATGGAGAGGATGCTCTGGCCTTTGTGCTAAAAGGCATCGTAGAAAAGATGACAGATTATTCAGTCTGGTATTCTCCCGAGGCGGAATTCGATTTTATGATTCGGCTTGAGAAGAAATTAAAATCTTATAGCAAGTGTGATGAGTTTGTTATTAGAAAAGTTATGAAAGATACGTAGATGGATTTTCTCTTATATATGTTTATGGCACTATTCCTAATATTAGCAATTTGGTTTTATCCATTTGTTGCTATATTAAGATCTAAGAAGGTGCGCGGCGCTAGAAAGGCTGTGTGGGCATTGTATGCAATACCTCTAAGTTGGATATGGTATATGCATTATCTTTATTGTGAAGAAGGTTGGCTACAAAAAAAGGGCTCCTAAGAGCCCTTTTTACTTAACATAATTTCTTACGCTAGATTTAGATCACATTGACCTGGTGCAACAGCAGGAATCAATGACCATCTGTAATCATTAGCAGCGGCTACAGCCGGATCACCAGTTGTGCGTGGAACAGTATTTGGCACTGTAAATAGTGATACCCTATATTGCGCAATTGTCTTGCATGGTAATGGTGTTCCACCGAATGGTGTTGCTGTGATATAGCACTGGCTGGGTGATAAAGCTCCAAGTCCATTTGCATTTACCATAAACACAATTTCTGACTTTGTTGTACCGTTGCTTACAATGTAAGCAGATGAACCGGTTTGCTTAACAATATAAGCAAGTGTAGCGGTAGTGTTATCTGCCCATCTAACTCCGTTTACAACAATTTGGTTACCGGGCGTAACTGCCGGACCAAACCACTTTTTCTGAATAGGTCTTCCCATAATATTCTCCTTGAATGGGTACTCCCCAAGGGGTATCTCCATCATTCAAAAAGGAACAATTTCCTTATTGTAGTATATTTATCAAATTACACCAATTGACACCTAACATGCTCTATAGCATAATAGTGACACATTGTTAAACATAGAAAGAACACACAATGAAGCTTGATGTAGCAGTTAATGAAGCCGTTTTGTCCAATGTAGGCACAACGGGCGAATTTAGAATTCGCAACTCAGCCAAGGCATTTAAGATTCTGTCTGATGGCTTATATTCCAACAAAATTCGCGCAATTGTTCGTGAACTTTCCTGCAATGCAGTAGATAGTCACGTAGCAGCCGGTAAGGGTGATTTACCGTTTGAGGTACATCTTCCTTCTATTATGGAACCATGGTTTTCCGTTCGCGACTTTGGTGTCGGTCTGAGTGGTGATGCTGTGGTGAATATTTATACCACATACTTTGAATCAACTAAGACCGATTCCAATGACTACATTGGCGCGCTGGGTTTAGGTTCAAAGTCACCCTTCAGTTATACTGAAAACTTTACGGTTACAGCAATCAAGGATGGTATGAAGCGCATCTATAGCGCATTCATTAATGAAGCTGGTATCCCATCCATTGCCGAAATGAGCGAAGAACTCACAGATGAAGGCAATGGTGTTGAAGTAAAGTTCAGTGTTACCGATCGCTATGATTACCAAACATTCCGTAACGAAGCTCAACACGTTTTTGCTTGGTTTGTACTTCAACCTAAGATAGTTGGGGTTGATAGTTTTTCACATCGTACAATTACATATAAGGAAAAGGATATTGTTCCCGGTGTGCATGTACGTGAAGATGGTAATTCTTGCACAGCGGTTATGGGTAATATCTCATATCCATTGAATAATATTCCTGAGGCACAAAAGCACTTTGGTGATCTTTCATCACTGCTTGAATGTGGCCTGATTTTAGAATTTGGTATTGGCGAACTTGATTTTGCAGCATCGCGTGAAGAATTAAGTTATGTTCCGATTACCATTAGAAGTATCAAACAAAAACTTGAAGCATTGAATGCTAATCTTGCCTCTCACCTTGCAGCAAAGGCAAACGCTATTACCAGCGAATGGGAACGAGCACAATATTTGTATCAACAATACAATACCAAATTGTATCGCGCCGCAGTTTCGAAGTATGTCGCTGATACCAAGTTTGCATTATTTGATGCATCGGGATATCACGGCAAGAAAGAATTTAAATTCAAGATTACCGATTTGTCGGATCGTGGATTAGCCATTCAAGGTATGCGTGTTCGTTCAGGATCCTCGCAAAAACTTAGCGAAGGTTCGGAATACGTGAATGGCAATTACATCAAACATATAAGCATTCCTGTTGATATGGATGTTGTTATTGTATTGAATGATTTGAAGACTGGTTGTCAATCACGTGCCCGTTATCACTTTGTAAATCATTACAATAACAAGTATGCAACGGTATATTGTCTTTCTCATAATAATGAAGATGTTGCAATTCGCCAGGCAGAATATGATAAGTTTGTTGCAGAATTACATAATCCTCCGGTGGTAGTTAAGGCTAGTACATTGCAAAAGCCGGTTCGTGTTAAGGCAATGTCAACTCAGGGTATTATGGAATTGGTTATGAAGGATTCACACAGCCGTGGTCGTTCTGATAACTATACCTGGACACCGCACGGTAAGCCAATTGATGAAAACGAAACATATTATTATGTTTGCCTGAGCAATTACGAATCCATTCGTGAAGATGGTGCTATGTTTCCTATAACCAGCATAAAGGCGTTAATGGATCAATGTGGTATTTCCGATATTGCCGGCATAAAGGTATTTGGCGTCCGCAAGAATAGAATTAAGGAAATCAAAGAACTTGATAATTGGGTATGGGTTGAAGAGAAGATCAAGGAAGAAACTGCAAAAGTTACCGATACGCACATTGCATCATTGGTTGTTGCAGAGATGCTTGACTCTTATTACAACAAAGTCTATACTAACAGCAAGGTCGCAAAGCTTGTTGGACCCGATTCTGATTACGCTAAATATGTGTCCCAATATGGCAATATTAAGCGTGCAAATGGGAATGTTACACAACTTGTTGAGTTGTGCGGAAAGTACGGTAAGGCAGTTCAAGTGGAAAAGGTCAAGAAAAAGATTGATGACACAAAAACTGCACTTTATGTGAAGTATCCGTTATTGAAGATCCTTAGGGACGGTTCAAGTGTAACAGATCAAGAAGTGGCAGATTATATTAAATTGGTTGACAAACAGGAGAAAAACTAATGAGCAAGGCAGTTCCGTATTTGATCCAGGGTAAGAATATTATCCTTGTGATTGACAACAAGAGCCATACGATTAGCAAAGACACACACATTGCTTACGGCAAGATTGTCGATGCTCTAAAGGCACAAGATTGGGAAGCCTTGCGCGACCTAGTCGAACCGAAGAAGGTAATTGTTAACTTCGGTAAGGGTTATGTATCGATTAACGATAACAAGGTGTTCTGGAAAGGTCAGCCGTTCCACAATGCACTTGCGACTCGTATGCTTGAAATGTTCCAAGACGGTTTTCCTATCGATCCTATGGTTCGATTCATGGAAAATCTGATGCAGAATCCTTCGAAGCGTTCTGTGGATCAGGTATATAACTTCCTGGACAAGAATAGTCTCCCGATTACTCCGGATGGTTATTTCTTGGCATACAAGCGTGTTCGTTCCGATTATAAGGATTGCCATACAGGTACCATTGACAATAGCATTGGTCAAGTGGTTGAGATGGATCGCAACCTTGTTGATGACAATCCTGATTCGCATTGCTCCGTTGGTCTGCACTTTTGCAGCGAAAGCTATCTTGGTAGCTTTGGAAGTTCATACGATCCAGTCATGATTTTAAAGATCAATCCTGCAGATGTTGTTAGTATTCCTACTGACTACGATGGTGCTAAGGGTCGTTGTATGCGCTATCAAGTGGTAGGGCAGGTAAATGGTGATCCGAAACTTGCATTTGCGAGTATCGTGAATAACGATTATTCGCCTAAGGCGAAATTGAACCCAGCAGCAGCTTGGCCATTTAGCACTTCGCCGAATGTTCCTGATGCGGTTTGGCCTGCGCCAGATTGTGCCGATTGTTCGTCTTGCGATTGCGACGATGAAGATCAGATGTACGATTTGGTTCGCGTTTATGGTGACTGGATTGAATTCAATGATCTTACACTAGATGAAGCTCGTGAAAAGGTTGCAAAGAATGCAGCACAGAAGAAAGCTATGCTGAAGATTGTTAAGGCTGGCACGGACGAAGAAGTCCAATAAGCAAATGGGGCCTAGTGCCCCATTTGCTTCTGTGATGAGAAAAATAGTATTTTCTCTTTTGTTACTTTGTTCCATAAGTGTGTTTGCCAAGGGTGGTGATTTTACCGACGAAATCGGTTTAACACCATTGCAGGTAAGTCAGATTTTTGACGAACAAAATAGCATAGGTATGACCGATTTATTAGATTTGGTTGACCGTGAAGAGAAAATCGGTAAATGCATCGATGACTACATCAAGAAACAGTCACGTTCATATGCCAAGATAGTTCAGAATAATTTATATGATCTGATACATAATTTTGATCGTATAGCTTCGAAAATATATGGAAAGAAACCAGAAGTGGATGAAATATCATATGATGAGAAGCTCGAAGCTCTTGCTAGTGTACAATGTGAAGCGTACTATACAATGGGAGTTTTGAAGTAATGTGTGGTCTTATAGGACCGGTTGTGTACCTGTAGTTTATAAATGAGGCCTATGTGTAAAATGTTATCGATGGCAAACATGCTTCATTAAAGATGGAGCGGCACTTTTCTCTATAAAGGAAATGTAACCGCGGGGGTTCCGAAATACAGGACGGGGAACTTAGGTGGGGAACCTGAGTACACATTTTATGCGATGACTGGGCAACTGGTTGTCGCATATTTTTTGATTTGTGTAATGTTTACGCCATTTTTAGTGCTAACGCCACGACTTAGACACAAATCGTTTTTAGGAAATAAGATGTTGAAATCTATTGGATTTATAGGATATGGTTTTGTAGGTAAGGCCTGTCATCGCGCATTCAAACATAATACAGAAGCAATTATTATTGATCCGAAGCATTCGGAAACAACCTGGGATGAATTTGCAATGTGGCAACCCAGACTTACTTTTGTCTCTTTGCCTGCACCTACACTAGAGGACGGAAGCGTGGATGCGGCTGCTATTTACACTGTTTTTCAGCAATTAGCAGACATAAAGTATGATGGTCTCGTCGTACTAAAGAGTACGCTGCCGCCCGACATAGTTCACGATTTATACGTTAAATTCGGCCATGCCAAAATATTTAATAAAACAGGTCCACTGAAGTATATCTATTCTCCTGAATTCTTAAGAGAAGCAAACTGGGAAAAGGATGCCGTAGAACCTGTTATGATGATATTAGCAGGAGAGTTTCTTGAATGTAAAGAAGTTGAAGAGATATATAAAAATCACTCCCATATAGGAAGATATACTAGATTCTTCATTGTTGATTATAAGGAAGCGGCATTTGCTAAGTATGCAATTAATACCTTCCTTGCAACAAAGGTAGTTTTCATGAATCAACTATACCAACTATACGCTGATGTGTATGAAAAATCACCTATACATCCCGAAACTTGGCAAGCAATGATAGATATGCTTTCGACAGATACACGATTTGGGCATAGCCATCTTCAAGTGCCCGGTCCAGACGGCAACTTTGGTTATGGTGGTACATGTTTTCCAAAAGATGTAAAGGCATTTGTTGGATACGATAAAAATGAAAGATTAACTCTTCTACGTGAAGTGGAACATACCAATACACAAATTAGATTGACAGGGGACGGTAAAGCACCGTAATATAGCGTATGAAGTATCTATTTCTCGATGATGAAAGAATGCCCAGGGATGTCAAGTGGCTACTTATTGGTGGTGTTGGTTCTTGGGGTGCAGATTGGCAGATTGTTCGTTCGTTCAACGAAGCCAAAGAATGGGTTCTTAAGAATGGATTTCCAGATGTGATTAGTTTTGACCATGATTTGGGCGATGCTCATTATTATGGTGATTATTCTGACGGAAACACCGGTATGGATTTTGCTAAATGGTTGGTTGAGTATGATATGGACACAAATACCATGCCTACCGACTTTAAGTTTACTGTACATAGTATGAATCCGCAGGGTGTAATAAATATAGAGACATTAATGAATAACTATATTAGATTTAGGAGAAATAAGAAATGAGCTCTGGTATATTAAGAAGTTGGTATCTATCAAAGATATCTAAATCTACAACTCCAATGGAATATTTTCTTGCAATGCATGAATTTGTACTGTATGAAATGACCACCTTCAGCTTTAATACCTCGAAGTATTTTCAGCACTCTCTTTGATAAATAACTATAACAGGTTGTTATAGTTATGACACAATTTTACATTTATCAATATGTCGATCCTATTAGGAATGAAATTATCTATATTGGTAAGGGTACCGGATTTAGATCAAGGCATCACCTTCGAAGAAAAGATAAACATCCCTTAACTCAACGTATAGCATGGATTAGAAATAATGGTGCTGAACCTGTAATATCGGTAATAGAATTTTCGGATGAACTATCTGCTGTGAATGAGGAAATTCGGTTGATAGCAGAGATAGGAAGAAAAGATCTGGGAAAAGGCACATTATTAAATCTTACAGATGGCGGTGACGGCAAGAGCGGTCATCCTCACTCAGAGAATACAAAGAAAAAAATAAGTGAATCATTACGTGGCCGTCCCGGGCATTCTTTATCTAAGGAACATAGACAAGCAATCAGCACCGCTCAAAAAGGTAAATCTGTAAATTTCACCGATGAGATGCGGAAAAATATGAGTGAAGCTAAAATAGGTAAGAAAAGAAAACCGTTTTCTGAAGAAACAAAACAGAAGATGAGAGCATCTTCTCGCATACGTTGGGAAAATACAAAAATAGATAAATAGTTGCTAACACCCTTAGGACCATATTGGTGTTACGCCAACAGGCGTCGTGAGGAGAGTGATTCGCTACCATTCTCCTCATTTTTGTATTCGGAGAATGACATGAGATTATTTGAATTATTTGAGGCAAAAACTGCAAAGAAGGTGGTAGCTAAGGCCGCTCCACCACGCAATTTTGTGGCCAAAAATGCTCAGAAATCCGGTGCAGGTTCCCATACAACGAAGAAATTTACTCGCAAGGAAAAGCATAAGACGCCACTTGATGAGGAGTAAATTCTCCCTAAATTAATATCCTAAAAACGCAACTAAACCACATTTAGTTGCGTTTCTGTTTTATGTATAGCTAAAATAGCTAAGTATCACGAGGATATTACAATGGCAGGGAAAAAATCGTCTGGTGTATTCGTAAGTTGGCCTAAGCCTACCTTCGCTCTCACCATAAAGACTAACAAGAATTTTAGAACAAACTTTCATGCGGCAATGATGTATGCCCATTATGAGATGACTTCTAATGAGTTAAAGAAAGAGACTATGGTGTATCTAAAGAAATTAGATGCCAAACATCCATTACTTGATAGAATCAAAGACATGGATGAAAATAGATTTTCTACCATCGGTAAGTATATGTACATTCTTAATCACGGTGGTGATGTGCCAGACGATATGATGTGTAGTTTAATGCCACATCTGGAGAAAACAATTTGTGAAGAAGAATCCAAGCGAGTTGCAGAAAATAAGAAAGCAATACACGATGTTCCATCGGCATTGCCTGTGGTGCGAGAATCCACATCACCCACGATACAAGATCGCCTCAGGGATAAGGCGCACGAAGTTGCAGGTGAAGTGGAAGGGTGGTTAGATGACTTTATTCTGGACAGAAAGCAGCCAGCTAAAACTGTAGAAGACTTCACGAATCTGTTCAAAACATTTGATCTTAAGGCACCGCACGCACGTCATATGAGGCTGATCTTTGAACGTAGAGCAGCAGAAATTGTTGAAGCTGTAGATGGAAAAAATAAAGACTTAAACGAAGGCTATTCATATATGACTAAACCTGAATTGAAGAAGCTTGATTTGTTCTATAAGAATCTATTGAAAGCTGCTGATATGATGCAGGAAATTGCTAAGGTCGAGCGTGCGCCGCGTAAAAAGAAGCCGGTATCTCACGATAAACTTGTCTCTAAGATTAGATATAAAAAGGATGATAATCAACTCGGTATTGTTAGTTTGCATCCAGTACAAATTATTGGCGCAAGAGAAGTTTGGGTGTATAATACAAAAACACGGAAGTTAGGACAATACAAGGCTGCAGACGAGAGAGGCCTAACTGTTAAAGGCGCTAGTTTATTGAATTACTCGTCAGATTCTGCAGAAAAAACAGTCCGTAAGCCCGTAGAGACGCTCGCTGACTTCAAGAAGGCAAGCAAGGTAAAGCTTCGCACATTTATGAAGGAATTAACCACAGTTGATATTCCGTGTGCGGGTAAGCTAAACGAGCATCATGTTATTTTGAGAGTTGATAAATGAATGGGAATTTTATTGGAATCAATATTCCTCGTCCTTGCCCAGACACAGGCGAAAATGAAGAGCAAATATCTTTTATCGAACCTTTGAGGAAGAATAATAGGATTAAGGTATCCAGTGCATATATGTTTAATCTAGGTCAATATCTAAAAGGTGAACAGCCATCATGGAGTCCGGGATTTAGATACGAATTTATCTTCCCAGCAAGGGAAGATGCTACAGCCTTCAAATTAAAATTTGGTGGAGAAGAAGTTAAATGAAATTATTTCTGGATACTGAATTTACTGATCTTGTTCCGGGCAATAAGCTTATTAGCATTGCTTTGGTAGATGAGAATGAAGAATTCTTTTATGCCGAACTTACTGATACATACGAATTGAAAGATTGTTCGGAATTTGTTAAAGCATTTGTTTTACCGTTTTTATTTGGTGGTACGCACTGGCAGATGACTTCCTATGATTGCGCTCTAAAATTAGGCAATTGGATAGATGATCGTGGACCAGATTGTATTCTTGCCTGTGATAATCCTGGGTGGGATATGCCACATTTGAGAAAGTTGCTCGAATCATGCTGGCCAGAAAATTTACATAAAAATCAATATCATCCTGTATATGTACCCGCGCACATTGAGGAAGATATTGTATTAGAGAACGACTACTGGATTCATAATGCATTGCATGATGCATTGGTAATGAAGAAAGCAACGGATCTACAGGCTAAATTCAAATATTGATAAATACAGCATAATAGGAGAATATTATTATGGCTGTAAATATGAAGAGTATTGGTATAAATAACGTATCAATGGGGAAGGCACCAGCTACGTCATTTAGATTCTTCCGTTTAAATGTTCAAGTTTGGGTCGGTGACGCCTGCCGTGTTGAGGCATTAAGGCCTAGAGTTGGATCTACAAATTATCCTAGTGATGCCACGCACATGATTACCAACACAAATCCTTACCCGTTGGTAGCATCTGCAAGTAGTTATGATACTTATTACCCCGGATTTCCTGCATGGCAAGCATTTGCAACAACACCGGGATCTGGTAGTTTAATTCGTTGGATATGTGATCCAAGCGATTTAACTCCATGGCTTCAGATCGATTTAGGAGCCGGTAACGAAATTACTCCTACAGCGGTTCTTATTTGTCCCGATGGTGATTCGGGTTCTCTTAGATACATACAGAATTTTACGTTTAGTGGAAGTAACACAGGTGCTTTCACTGGAGAACAGACGCTATTCTATACTTCGGCTACCTTATCAAATTCTTTCTGGACAGCAAGTCTTCCTGTAGTGTTCACATTTTAATAAACCGTAGGTATAAAGATAAATAGTGTATCACTGGAGTTGATACACTTTATGTCCTCACAAATCACACCGAGAGTTTTATTGAAGAAGCAAATCGAGCTTACCCTCGGTTCGCAAATGGTTGAAGTTGAGCTTGACGTCGATCACATAGATCTTGCGATTACAATAGGCATCGAAAAATTGCGTCAGCAATCCGATGGTGCTAATTTAGAGAAGGATATTTTCCTACACATCACAAGGGACGTAGTAGAGTATACATTACCAGAGGAAGTGCAAGAGGTTAGACGTCTTTATCGCCGTGGTGTTGGTGCATACACTAATGGAGGTATCAATTTTGACCCGGTAGATGCTGCATTCTATAATATCTATTTGTTACAACCGAATAGATCGGGTGGTCTAGCAACCTGGGATATGTATAATCAATTTCTAGAAACTACAGAGCGTGTATTTGCAAGTCAATATAACTTTACATGGGATGTTAATTCTCATATACTAAAAATTATTCGTCGTCCAAC